AAGCCCAAGTGCATCTGAAAGTACAAAACTAACTGAACCAGAGCTTGCTCAACTAAAAAAACTTATTTCAAATTTTGATGGCGAATGGGATAAAGACGACTTGAAAGATCTCATCCTTACTTTTAATGATATTGTTAAGGCATATCCAGAATTTAAAGATATCTCATTCGATCTTAGGAATATGAGCAGAGCACAAAAAAGAAAAAAGCGAGAACTCGACCGTCAGAGAAAGAAGAACTATGACCCGTCAGCCCCAAGAAGAGGATATGTTGCCTCGCGCACGTATGACGACCCTCCCAACCCCTACGCTACACCGGGCAGAGGAAGCAATTACAATCCCCCAAAACCGGATTATTATGGATTAAACAAATAATGAAAAAAGCAGAACTAAAAAGAGCCTTAAAGCCACTAGTCAAAGAATGCATCAAAGAAGTATTGTTTGAAGATGGTGTATTATCTGGTATTATTGCCGAAGTCGTCACAGGTCTCGGAGCAGGTCAAGTTGTCATGGAACAAAAAACCCCACAAGTTGACCAAGAAGCCCTTCTTCGCGAAAAAGCAGAGAAGATGGAAGCTCAACGACAAGCAAAGATAAAAAGGTTAAATGAAAGCTCTGGGTTAGGCAAGAAGGTAAATGTGTTCGATGGCGTTAAGCCTATGCAAGAATCCACGCCAAGTGGACCTTCTCCACTGGCAAGCACATCCGCTGGCGATAGCGGGGTAGATATTTCAGGTATTATGAATGTTTCACGCCACAACTGGAAGGATCTCATTTAAGGGAAAATAATGGCAAAACCAAAAAATTTAGAAGTGACACTTCGTCAATGCAAGGGAGATCAAACAAGACTTATAAAACGATTTATAAAGAAGTTTAAAAAATCAGGTATCCTTGACGAAATTAAAAATAGAAGGTTTTACGAAAAACCCTCAAAGAAAAGAAGAAGAAAGAAAATTCAAAGAAAGAGAATACTTATGAAAGAACAGAAAAAATCAGGAGTTAAATAATGGCAACTTTTCAACAATATTCACCAGGGTTAGGCAGTGTAGGTAATTATCAAGTGGCAGGAGTTCCTTGGATAACAAGTTCTATTTTACCTGCGAGCGGAAACACCGACGGTTTAAATAGCAGCACTCACCACGTTAAGTTCCCTTATGTAACAAAAAGCTTTACTGTCTGTAATATAGGAGGATCAAATATTGATGTTCGCCTTGCGAACGATCAAGGCTCCATCGGAGTTACGAACGTAGGAAGTCACGCCTTTATTATTCCTATGTCAGGCACTACAACTTCAAATCGACGAGCCGAATTTACCTTTGATGCAAAGGTAAAAGAAATATTTATCTCCAATCGGGACGACTCAATCGGCGGCTTTCAAATTTTTGCTTCTTGTACCAGGATTGATCGCAAGCATATGTTTGAGCTTACAGGCTCCGGGGTCAATAGCGAACCAGGCGACACAACAATCACACCATAAGGATTTTTAAGGAAACACGATGGCAACAGGCAGCTTTATTGGAGTAGGAAATTTTAAGGGTTACTGGGACGCGAACGCTAACAGTGGCTCTGCCGACTATCTTAACACAGGAACTCCCCTCTTAGCTAGTTCAGCTAGCGCCACAGCGGGGTATAATGCTGCCGTGACACCAGCTCAGGTTGCTTCTGTTGGCGATTATTGGCAGGTTAATGTCGCAGGCACCGCATCAATCGATAGTATTAGTACATGGAACTTGAATGACTGGGTTGTTTACCAAGGCGATGAAACTACTTCTCCTACAACGTATACTTGGAATCGCTTGAGCGTAACAGATACTATTGCGGCAACGGTTATTGGAAATATTTCCGAAAGCGGTCTTAAAAATACTTTATTGGCTAGCGCAAGTGCCGGAAGAACTTCTGAACCTTCCATGGAACGTTCTGGTATGGTGTTATTCTGCTCTTCTTCTCTTGGTTCCGCTGGAACGCAAAAATATTTTGAAGGAGACGCTGGATTAAAGTGGGATCCCTACAGCAATATCTTAAAAGTTACTGGCTCTATTGTGGTTGATGGAACTATTGAAGCAACACAACTTCACACCAACTTTGTAACTTCTAGTGTTATCTTTGATGACGGTGATACAAAGTTTGGAAATACCGCTGACGACCTCCATCAGTTTACAGGGTCAATTGAGTGTACTCTAGGAATAACCTCCTCTACAAACGTCCAAGCAGCATTTTTTGAAGGCGATGGCTCACGATTAACTGGCATTACCGCTGGTTCTTCATTAGGCAACTCTCTTTATGGAAATCCATCTGCCCACCGAGTTCCTTTCTTCGGAGATGTAGATGGCGGAGGCAAGTATGGCTTAAGCGGATCAGCTAATCTAAACTTCTTTACTGCTTCTAATGACCTCCAAGTTACCGGCAATATCCGCGCCACCAACTTTTATGCTGCTGATAAAATATTCCATGAAGGTGATACGAATACTTTCCTTCATTTCACCGACGATAGCGCTGCCCTCAGTACCGGCGGCATCAGAGGTTTCGAGCAAAACACCACCTCGATCGAGTTCAATCCAGATAGCGAGAATTTTTCAGTTTCATTGCGAGGAGCTGTTAACCCACATGTCTTCTTTTCAACGAGCACATCTAACAACGTAGGTATCCGTTGCGCCCCTTCTGGTTCTGACCAAGCTCTTACTGTGTCCGGTTCAACCTTATTCGGTTCCGCAAGCGCCAACTCTCACGAATTTATTGGTTCTATCTACGCGGAGCAAGACATTGTTCACCTCGGAGACACTGATACAAAAATAACTTTTACAAACGATCAAATAGATTTCACAGCAGGTGGGACTACACTCTTAACTCTTGACGAAGACGCACAAAATTTGGTTCAAATCGGAGACGGAACAGATGTTGATTTAAAGGTCAGAGGACTTAACGATGATTTTGCTATTTTCGTCCAAGGATCTTCAGATAAAGTTGGTATTGGAACATCCAATCCTCTCCAAAAACTTTCTGTCTCTGGGTCTACTGTCTTTGGAACAGCAGGCGGCACGGATTCGCACTGGTTCACCGGCTCTATATACGTATCAGACGATATACACGTACAAGACAAGATTTATGGTTTAAATGATCTGAACACTTATATAGACTTTAGCACAGATGATCAACTTGCTCTCCAAGCTGGCGGAGTAACAATGGTCCAGTTGGTAGAGGGAGCATCAACTGACTATTTACGCTTAGGTGGAGCCGCTAGCTTGGATATAGATATACGTATGGGGGCTAATGGAAACGACGATTCGTTATGGGTGGATGGCTTAAGTAACAATGTTGGCATCCGTTGTTCTCCGTCTGGAAGCGACCAAGCTCTAACCGTTTCCGGCTCAACTTTATTCGGATCAGCAAGTGCCAACACACACGAATTTACTGGTTCTATCATGACTGATTCGAGTATATACTTTGGGAATAGATTGATTAACTGGAATGACGATGACACCTATATCCAGTTTGATGATGATTCAATGTCGTTTGTGGTAGGTAATGCTACGTTTATTAGCTTATCTGAGACTGCTAATGATGTTATCACTTTCAACGGCACTGGCGCCGATATCGACTTTTTGGTCAAGTCTAACGGTGCAACAGGAGCCGGTGCTGCTACTAGCCTCACGCATACTGTTTTTGTCGAAGGATCCTCCGCAAGAGTAGGTATTGCCGAATCTGCACCTGGAGCGCAACTTGATGTATCTGGTTCTACTATTTTGGGACGACACGACGGCGATACGGTTTCTTATCATCAAGTGAGCGGAACATTAGAAGTAACAGGAAATCTTGGAGTAAACACTCCTGCAACCACTTATTCTTTAACTCTTCCCAATACCGACTCTTTGGTAGGTAGAGGCATGGCTTATGCCTGGTCTACATATTCTTCAGCACGATACAAAGAAAACGTATTTACGATGAACGATCCTATTGAAACGGCAAAGAAACTCCGTGGTGTAGAATTCACTTGGAAGGAGTCAGGACATAAAGACTTTGGTTTTATTGCAGAGGAAGTTGGGAAAGTCCTCCCTCAAATTGTCGCTTATGAAGACGACGGACACACCGCAACAGGGATGGATTACTCAAAGATTACTTCCCTACTGGTGGAGTGTGTGAAAACCCAGCAAGCACAACTTGAAACACAAGAAAAAAGAATCAAAACTTTAGAAAAAAAGTTAAAATCTTAAACTCTTGATTTCGTTAATGAACGTTACGCCCCACACTTCCGCCGCATAAAAAGTATTCTTTTGATTCCTCTTCTCCCTACTTATTAGCGACGGTGGATTGGTATACCTAATCCATCTCATAATAACAAACAAGGGAGAAAAATTATTATGGCTGCACCTTTTGATGCAAACGCTGTGTCTATTTACGGAAAATTTTCACAGTTCGAACTACTCACAAGTGGTTCTTCACAACCCGAAGCTTCGGCTTCGGTCCTCCGCATGTTCGCTTCCGGCAACGGCAAGCTCTACTACATGCCCGCAGGAGCTTCTGGCTCTGCTGCGAAAGAAATCGCTACCTCCGCTGGTGGTCTTGATTTTGACTTAACACAAGGCGCTGGTATTGCGTCTTTTACCTATAATGGTTCTGCTGCTTCTACGGTCGCAGTTGACATTAATGGTACAACTGCGACGACGACTGCCGCTGACGTTGATGAAATGCTCATCGATGATGGTGCTGGTGGTACTATTCGTAAAATTACTCGTGCTAACTTCCTCGGTAGTGCTCTTGCTAGCCTCGACGCTGGTATTGATGTTAATGGCGCAAACTTCGCGGTTTCCACTGCCGGTGCTGTTACTTCGGTAAGCACTATTTCTGGTTCTGGGGCTGGTTCTTTCGGAAGTTTAACTCTCGACGGAGCTGCCAATCTTCAAAGTGCTGGCATTACTAATGCTGGTTCTATCGCCGGAGCTACAACTATTGATGCAAGTGGTCTTGCCTCGCTCGACGGCGGTATTGATGTAAACGGTAATATGACAGTTAGCACTGCCGGAGCCGTCGCTGGGGTTACAACTCTTGATGCAAGCGCTTTGGCTTCGCTCGATGGAGGTATTGATGTAAACGGTAATATGACAGTTAGCACCGCAGGTGCAATTGCTGGAGCTACAACTATTTCTGGTTCTTCAACCATTTCTGGTTTCGACCTAGACATGGAAGGCGACGGTAACTTCCTCGGTGATCTCACTGTTCAAGGTAATCTTGTCGTTGAAGGTACGAGAACGTTGCTTGACACCACAGATCTTCAAATCGAAGATAACTTGATTGAGTTAAACCGTGGTACTGGTGCTTCTGGTACGGCTAGCACTAACGCCAACGCTGGTATCTTTATTTCTGGCTCCAATGCAGATCGAGCAATCGTTCTTGCAGGTGCTTCCGACGGTGGACGCTTGAAAGTGTCCGGTTCATCGGCAGTGGGAACTGGTTTTGATATTGTTGCTGGTGGCGATTACGCTATTAACGGAACTTCGGTTCTTACGGCTACTACTCTTGGTTCCGCCGTCGTCAACTCTAGCTTGACTTCTGTTGGTACTCTTGCTACTGTGACTGTCACTGGTCTTGCCACGTTCAACGGAAGCGTTGATCTCGGTGATGCCACGGCTGATACCATCACTGCAACTGGTCGTTTCGACTCTGACCTCGTACCTTCTACGGATAGTGCTCGCGACTTAGGTACAAGCACTCTTCAATGGGCTGAACTCCACGTAGATACTGGTAACATCGACCAACTTGGCTCGGCTCTCGACGCCAACGCGCAAAACATCACCAACGTCGGTACATTCGAAGTTGATGGTGCTGCTACATTTAACGGAAACGTTACCCTGGGCGATGCGGCTGCTGATGTAATCACTGCCACAGGTCAATTGACTTCTTCTGTTGGTGCTTTGATCGCTGACGACCAGCGCCTCCAATTCGGAACTGATGCAGATTCTTCTATTAAGTATGATGAAGCAGGTTCTAATAAGCTTGTCATCAGTGGTTCTACTGGTGGACTTGGCGTCGTTGGAACCATCGATCCTCTTTTCGACAGCGCTTTCGATATTGGTGTTTCGGCACGTAAGTACAGAAATCTCTACATTGATGCAATGGGTGATGATTGGACTAACGCTGGTAATACTGTTGCTGACATGGGCGTTGTTACGACTATCGACCTCAATGGTGGTTCAATCGACGGAACTGTCATCGGAGCAGCCGCAGTTGCAGCTGGTTCGTTCGCCGCCCTCGCCGGTACAACCGCTACTTTTAGTAGCACGTTGAATGCTGACGGTGCTACAACACTTAACGGCGCTGTTACCCTCGGTGATGCAACCGGAGACGATCTTACCTTTACTGGTCGAGTCGCTTCGGATTTTGCTCCAAAAACAGATAGTGCTTACGACTTAGGTACAAGCGCACTTCAGTTCCGCACTGCTTACGTTGATGAAGTTGAGTCCGCTACTGGCGTTCTTAACCTCACAACTGCTGCTGGTGTTGAAATTGCTGGTACAGCAAACGCTGCTGGTTACCTCTTGCAACTTCCAACGACTGGTGATGCTCGTGCTCGCGCATGGGTTACTTACTCATCGGCTCGTCACAAGACTAACGTCAAGACCCTTATCGATCCCGTCGCCACCTTGAAGCAACTTCGTGGTGTTACTTACGACTGGAAAGGAACAGGACAGGCTGACGTCGGCTTTATCGCTGAAGAAGTTGGAGCTATTGTTCCTGAAGTTGTGTCTTTCGGTCACGACGGAAGAGCAGAAGGTATCGATTACGGTCGTTTAACTTCGGTTCTCGTCGAAGCTATGAAGAAGCAACAAGATGAGATTGAGAAATTACAATCTGTAATGAAAAATCTTACTTCTGAGCAGCCTAGCCTCTTAGAAGACAAGTAGTTTTAACTACTATTTTTATTCCTGCCGGGGGGGGTTTCCCCCTGGTAGGTTTATGCCGGGAGGGACATCACCTCCCGGTTTTTTATGTGACATTTTATAAAATCTTTCATTTAAGTCTTTTCATCTAATAAGACACTATTTATTAGAGACTAAATCTATTCGGAGGAGAAAAAAATGTCATCTATGTTGGAACAAGCAATAATTGATGCTGAAGCTTTAAGAGAAGTGGCTCTTAAGAATGCCGAGAGCGCCGTAATCGAAAAGTATTCTACTCAAATTAAAGAAGCCGTAGAAGAGATTTTAACTCATCCACCTCTTAACGAAGAAGAAGAGGAGGTAGGGTCCGAAGTTATTGATAATGTAGCTTACGCATCTGCCGATGATCATCACGAACACGATGATGATTGTGGGTGCCCAGACCGCGAAGAAGAAGAAGAAGCAATCACTCTTGATTTAACCCATCTTTTAACTCAAATTAGAGACGAAGACGCCGAAGTCATGAACCCTGCTGACATGTTAAATAGAGAAAAAGTAGCGGATGAAATTGTAGATGAAGAGATCGAGCTTGATGAAAAAATCCTTCAAAGTATGTTGGAAGAAGAAGATATCGAAGAAGAAAGCGTAGATATCGATGCCAAACCAGATTTTGATGTTAATCTTAACGAAGATTCCATTGCTGCTATGATATCTGAGATAGTTGCCGAATTGAGTGAAGAAGTAAAAGTTGATATTAAAGATCCTCTCCCTAAATCAGGTTGGGTAGAAACGAACCCAGCGCTTTCTCAGACTGAAGAATACCAAGAACCTCTTGAGAGCGAAATTGAAAGAGTAAAAGAAACTACAAATGAGAATAATAAACTCAAAGTACGAAACAAAAAACTAAACGAAACACTTAACAAAGTGCATGAAGCTTTAATAGAAACTAACACTGCTAATGCACGCTTGTTGTACACTAACAAGGTTTTAACAAACACCTCCTTGAATGAGCGACAAAAAATTAAAATTGTCGAAGCTTTGTCTAAAGCCAGTTCCGTTGAAGAAGCAAAGATTATCTTTGAAACCCTTCAAAGCGCAGTGGGCACCTCTGCTAATGTAAAACAGCCACAATCACTGAGCGAAGCAGTTACACGAAATTCTTCAACTTATTTACCTCAGTCAGCAAGCAAGAAAGATAAATCTTCTCCTGCAACTGACCGATGGAAAATTTTAGCAGGTATCTAAAAACAAACTAAAATCTATAAGGAGAATTAAAAATGTCTGTTTTACAAAAACTTACTGAAGGTATTCAAACTAGGAACCTTCGGCAAGAAGGAGATGCCCTCCTCGAAAAGTGGGAGCGCACAGGACTTCTTGAAGGAATTGGAGATGAGCACAAGCGTCAAGGAATGGCTCGTCTTTTAGAGAATCAAGCAGCTCAACTGCTTAGAGAAACATCCACCATGGCTGGTGGAGATGTGGAAGGTTTCGCCTCGGTGGCTTTCCCAATCGTTCGTCGTGTATTCGGTGGACTTATTGCTAACGATCTTGTGAGCGTCCAACCTATGAGCCTCCCCTCGGGACTCATTTTCTTCTTGGACTTCACAACTCAATTTAACAAGCTCGGCTATGGTGCCGGCGAGTCGCTCTTCGGCGGCGGTGTTGTTGCACAGCAAATCACAGGTGGTGTGATCCTTACAGGCGATAACGCCTCTTCAGGACCTTACAACTTGAACAATGGATATGCTGCTGCTACAGCTAGTGCTGAAGAGAATATTCGTGAAAGAGCAGCCGCTACTGTTGGTTTCGGCGCTGTCGGTCGAAATGATGTTGCTGTTGGAGCATCGCTTCAGCCTACACAAGCTCAATTGGATGAGTGGGTTCGCTTTGATCCTGACTTATCTGGTTCTTCTGTAGCTGTTATTTCTATTACAGGCTCTACAGCTCTCGCTCAGCTTAATACTAACGACCTTGTTGCTATTAGCACGACAGGAAGTTTATCTCAAGGACGCCTCGTCCGCCGCTTAAGTCAAATTTCTACCGGTTCTACAGGTGATACGCCTGGTAACGGTAACTGGGAAGCTCTTTTGGTGTTTGAAGCAACTTCGGCAAATGGTCTCTTTGGAGCAAACGGTGGACTTATGCACGAGCTTACAGGTGGAACGAATGTCACTGGTCTCGGTCTTGGATTCCCAATTGATGATAACTTCGTCGATGGTGGAGCCCTTGGTTCGGTCGTCGGTGCGACTGCCTGGGAACTTGAAAATAACGGAAACCTCCCTGAAATCGATATTAAAGTCGATTCGGTTGCGGTTACTGCGATGACCAAGAAGCTCAAGGCTAAGTGGACACCAGAACTTGGTCAAGACTTGAATGCTTACCATAACCTCGACGCTGAAGTTGAGCTTACAAGCATCCTTTCGGAGCAAATCGCTCTTGAAATCGACCAAGAAATCCTTGAGGACCTTATCAAAGGTGCCAAGGCTGGTACTTACTACTGGAGTCGTTCACCAGGTCTCTTCGTAAGAAAAGATACTGGTAAAGAAATCGGCGCTGCCTCGGCTGCTCCTGACTTCACTGGTACTGTCAGCGAATGGTACGAGACACTTCTCGAAACCGTCAATGACGTAAGTGCTCAGATTCACCGCAAGACGCTTCGCGGCGGAGCTAACTTCCTCGTTACTTCCCCTGAAGTTGCCAATATCATGGAATTCACCGCTGGCTTCCGCGCCACTGTGACTGCTGATGATAAGAAAGGTCAAGCTGGTACTGTTAAAGTTGGTACATTGAATAACAAATGGGATGTCCATGTTGACCCATACTTCCCACGTAACGTTGTTCTTGTTGGTCGCAGAGGTTCTGGATTCCTTGAGTCTGGATATGTCTACGCTCCATACGTGCCGCTTCAGGTCACACCGACTATCTTCGGTACTGAAGACTTCGTGCCCCGTAAAGGCGTGATGACTCGATACGCGAAGAAGATGGTCCGTCCTGATATGTACGGATTGGTTATTGTCCGCGATCTCCTCGGAGGCGCAGGCGCAACTAGCTAATAGTTAAAGCGTTTCGTAAAAAGAGCCCCGGTTGTTGATTCAGCCGGGGTTTTTTTATGCAAAATAAACATCCCATTCAGATTTAATATAGCTACTTACATGGTAGGGAAACCTACGCCATACGTTTTTAATACGATTAAAAATGATAATTCAAGGGAGGATTTTAAACTATGGGATCAAAAAGAGTAGGCTTAGCAAGAACGCAAGCCCTAATACAAAATTTAAAAAGAGAGTTGGACATGAACAATGCGACACTCGTCAACACAAAAGGGGTGGAATTAACGAAAATGAGTGCATTGACGAGCATTGCAACCGCAACAGGCAATACAGATATGTCAGTGGTGCTACCGGCAAATGCATTTGTTACGGATGTTGGATTCATCAACACTCTGGCACTCGGCGGCGGCGGAAGTTGCGCCATCTCTATGATGGCTGGCTGGGATTCTGCTGGTGCTGTTGATGTGGTCGCTTCTGCTGTCGTTTGTGACGCCGGTTCAACCGCATCCGCAAAGGCAGGCTTCAGCGCTGCTAGTGGAAAGAAAGGAGATGCCAGTGGTGCAGCGATATCGCTTGTCGATGGCGGAGACTTTTATCGGACAACTTCTGACACGATGTATATGCGAATCACGGTCGCAGGTGCCGTCCAGTCGCAGATAAGCGGTGGTTACATGTATGTTAAATATTTCATCGCACCTTAAGATTTGTCTTAAGAATAAATAAAATATAAATCTATATTTATCCCCCCTTCTTCGGAAGGGGGTTTTTTTTTGTTTTTTGCTTTATTAACAACTATTTACCTTATCAAAAGGAGTTTACCATGGGTAAGAAAAAAAGATATATGTTTAGTCCAAAGTTCGCTGATCACCGTCTCAGCCGACTAGGGAACAACACAACAAATACAGAGAATATGGCAACCACAACTATCACTGAAGAAGCAACTACAACTAATATAATTGAAGAGACAGTTACAGTTTTGCCCACACCTGAACCTGTTATTAAGCCAGAACCTATTGTAACTAAAAAGGTTTCTACCGCCACTCCGCCTGCACCAGCGCCAACGACGGCAACCCCTGCGACGACCGAGCGGACAACCACAACTACTACCCCTACGAAGAAAACAAAAACTTCAACTGACAGGGGTACACCTACTAAAAGAACAACGACTCGGACTGGAACAAAGAAAACTAGAAGGTAAGTCTTGTTGATAAAACGGGGTTTTTTACCGTTATGTGATTTTCTATACTATTTACTCTGATATAGGAGAATTTTATCAATGGCAGTACCCGTATTAACCCCCGCAAGCCAAACATCTACGATTGTTTTACCTGCTACTGGCAATACTGATACGGCGGCATCCGGCTCTCTTTATGCGCTAGGAGTGTACGCTGAAAACACCTCAGATCTTTACGATATTAACTTTATCTCAGGCGCATCAGACCAAGTAACATATACTTATCGTAAGCTCGGAGGTGCGATATTAGATATCGAGCTTACAGAAAAAGACGTATATTCTCATTATGAAGATGCAGTCTTAGAATATTCATACTTGGTAAACATTCACCAAGCTAAAAACACCCTTCCTAATGTCCTGGGCGCCCCCACCGGCACTTTCAACCAAGACGGACAACAAACATCAGATTCCCCACTGCTCGGCACTACTGCCTCTTTACAGTATCCTCGCTTCTCGTTTGGGTATGCCCTTAGAGTGGGTGACGGAACGTCCACAGAGGTGAATATTGGGGGTTCTACGCCAATTTATTCCGCCTCCTTCGATACCGTTCAAGACCAACAAGTTTATGACCTTCAAGATATCTTAGAAAAACAGTCTTCAACGGACGCCGGTTCTTTGTTTTACCAAGAAGTTGGAAATAAAAAAGTGACTATTCGCAAGGTATATTATCGCACTCCATACGCGATGTGGCGGTTCTATAGTTATTACGGAGGATTGAACACAGTGGGCAACATGTCTACTTATGGACAATATGCCGACGATTCACAGTTTGAGATTGTACCAGTATGGCAGAACAAACTTCAAGCAATGGCTTATGAGGACGCGATCTATACTAGGACATCTCAGTATTCATATGAAATTCAAAACAATAGTTTACGACTTTTTCCCACGCCTGAATCAGGAGACCCAATAAAATATTGGATTGAGTTTACTGTACAGGATGATCCCTGGACCGAATCAACTTCGGCTGAAGATGGAATGAGCGGTGTAAACAATATGAATACGCTTCCATTCTCTAATCTTCCTTACAATAGTATTAATTCTATCGGTAAACAATGGATTCGAAGATTCTCTCTTGCGATCTCAAAAGAGACTCTTGGGCAGGTAAGAGGTAAGTTTGGTACAATTCCCATTCCAGGAAATGATGTAACTTTAAATGCAAGCGACTTGCTTTCGCAAGCTCAAGCAGAGAAAGAATCGCTCAGAGAAGAGCTTAAAACAGTGCTTGATGAATTAACATACGAAAAGTTAAGCGAGAAGCAAAATAATATAAGCACCGCCGCGCTGGAAACAATGCAAAAAATACCTGTTGGTATTTTTCAAGGATAGGAGAATAACTTGTGCCAAAAGATAAATGGAAACAACCAACTAATCCTCCACCCCCTATGTTTTTGGGCGAGAAAGAGCGCAATCTCGTTAAGCAAGTTAATGATGAATTAATTGAGCGCGTCATAGGACAGCAAGTATTATATTATCCTATCAGTTACGAACATACGAATTACCATCCTGTTTACGGCGAGGCAATAAATAAGAATTTTCTTTCTCCTATTCGTGTTTACGCGCTTGTCGAATGGGAAGGATTAAAAACAACAACCGCCCAATATGGACTGGACAAAATGTATTCCATTACTGTTCACTTTCACAAGCGGCGATTAACTGAAGACCAAGATCTGTATGTTCGGGAAGGAGACTTTGTTTTGTACGACGACGATTATTATGAAATTGTAACTTTAACCGAACCACGAGAGATATTTGGACAAGCAGGTAAAAGTATAGAAATATCTGCCGCCTGCATTCAATCGAGAAAAGGATTATTTGATGCCAAGTAAAGACCCTAACGTAAGCGAAGAGCTAATAATGCCATCTACCATTGAAGATATAGACGCAGCAATGCTTAGTTATCTTAAGGATGATCTTAAAATTAGCACTCGAACTAATAAGGGCTTTAAAGAAGTCCCTATTATTTGGGTAGCCGCCGAACGTGCCGCACAGATTAAAGAACATAAAGACTTGAGAGATGCTAATGGAGCATTAATTTATCCTATCATGACTCTTCAAAGAAATTCTATCGCAAAAGATCTTTCTAAAAAAGGTTCTGTATTCGGAAATATTCCTCCTGTTAATGATGCCAAGAGAGGCTCTATAACCATCGCTCGCCGCGTCGAGCAGAAAAAAACATCTGAATTTGCGAACGCCGACGCCAAGCGGCTCTATGGGCAAATAAATTTTAAAACTAAAAAACAAAACAAAAAAATTGTTTATACAACCTACACTGTTCCGCTCCCGGTATATATTACCGTAAATTATACAGTAGCTATTACTACCGAATACCAAGAGCAAATGAACGATATTATTACTCCTTTTATTACAGTGCCGGGGGGTATTAATTACTTCCAGCTTAAGCGCAATGGACATTTGTATGAAGGTTTTATAGATTCGGATTTTGCCGTAGAGAATACAATAGACAATCTTCAAGAAGAAGAAAGAAAATTTGTTACTAATATTAATATACGCATATTAGGTTACTTAATAGGTGAAAATAAAAATCAAGAGTCTCCTAAAATAGTTAAAAGAGAAAATGCAGTAGAAGTTCGTTTCCCCCGAGAAAGGGTGGTGCTGGGAGACATACCTGAAGACGGCACGGACGGAGCATTTTATAGACCTTAAAAAGTATTTTGGCAATTTGACTAACTATTTATAAGAGAATAAAATTATATTCTTACCACTTGTTATAATAGGAGAAAAAAGAATGTCCGTTAAAAAGTATAAATTTGTATCCCCTGGAGTTTTTGTTTCTGAAATTGACAATTCTCAATTACCGGAACAACCCACAGACATTGGACCTGTAGTCATTGGTCGCTCCCAGCGCGGACCAGGCATGAAGCCTGTGACAGTTGAATCATTTGCTGACTTTATTAATACTTTCGGCAACCCAACCCCTCAAATTAACACTGGTGACGCATGGAGAAATGGTCCTATCACTGGTCCTACCTATGCTGTCTATGCGGCACAAGCGTGGTTAAGAAACAATAGTCCTATAACTTTCGTTAGATTGTTAGGGGAAGAAGACCCACAAAAAGAAACCGCCGGAGCAGCCGGATGGTTCACACGAGATACAGACGGGGACTTTAACGGAAATGCAGTTGACGGTGGCGGAGCATACGGATTATTCATTCTTCCTTCTTCTTCAGTCTCTGATGCTCAATATGATAGCGTAACGGCGACTTTAAAAGGACGAACTCAAATGACTGGTGGTCTTGCTGCAATTTGGTATTGCAACGAAGGATACATCACCTTGACAGGTTCTCTCGCAGGCGCGGGATCCACAGGAGCTGGAACTTCTAGTTGTGGTGTGTTAGTCAGCAGTGAAAGTGGCAAAAAAGCTTTTACAGCAGAGATTTTTAACAGCTCTAATGCTTCCCAAGGAAAAGTAAACTTCTCTTTAGCAAGAACAGACGATAATTACATTAGAAATGTTTTCAACACCTCTCCTCCTCAAACTAACAGTCGTATCACTTCAGATTATTCTAATATATTCTTAGGAGAAAGCTTCGAAAAGCATATTGACCAGTCTGTTCGTGTAGTTTCTGGTGCGGTCGCCGTAGATGGACAGCCTAACGGGGTGGTAAGCAGACCGACTGACTATTGGGGCGTTATCATGCCTCTTAAATTGTCGGGTTCTTCTATTGAACAAGGAGATTTCCGAAAGCAAGCTCAAGCAGCTCAGACAGGTTGGTTCTTCTCGCAAGATATTGTACCACGACCAGGGGAGATTCCACTTGCTTCTACACCGGTATCGGGGAATGCTTACCAAGCTGAAAAGATGCCCAAGCTCTTTAAATTGAACGCTCTCTCTAAAGGAGAATGGGCTTCAAAAAACCTTAAAGTATCTATTGCCAATATTAAACAATCTTTTAACAGCAACTATCCTTATGGTACTTTTTCGATTCAACTAAGAAGGCTTGATGACAATGATTCAGCTGTTCAGATTGTTGAACAATTTGATAACTTGAGCTTAGATCCTGATTCGGCTAATTACATCTCTAGAAAAATTGGTGATGCATATCAAACTTGGGATAACACAAACAAGCGATACATCGAATACGGAGATTATGCCAATCAATCTAAGTTTGTCTATGTTGAGGTAGATGCTGGCGTAGCTAACAAAACCACCGATGGCGAAAGATTGCCGTTTGGTGTGTATGGTCCTCCTACGTGGAAGTCCATTCAGTTTAGAAGCGGCGCACTTGCCCAGACCTTGGACGATCTCTCTGGAGAGCTAACAACTGCTGCTGTTTATAGTACGGCAGTAACAAATGTTGCATTTCCTGACGCTGGTGGACGAGGCACAATGGCTGGTGCGCCGATATATGATTCCGGCGACGGCGGCGCTGCAACATTTATAAGCCTTAATGATGTAGATGAAGTGATGGACTGGTCTGTTGGCTCGACAAAGTTGAATGCCCTTACCGGTACTCTAGAATTCCCAAGAACGTATGTTCGTGTGAGTAGTTCTACTGGAAACAACAATTCGCCATCTTCGGTTTATTGGGGATTTGACAGCTCTCTTGGAGCCACTTCACCAAGTATTTTTGCAAAATCTACCTTGGATGTTGTATTACCCAAGCCGTCCGGGCAAGAAGACTTTACTGTAACTGATGCTACACAATATAGCTGGATTTTCACACTCGACAATATTACACAAAGAGATTCGGGTTCTGTAAGTGTCGGTTATACGGGAGACAATCTTACGCCTAATGCGATCTATATGTCAGGTTCCCGTACTAACGGACTTTCTGTAACATCTATTTCTAGTAGTTGGCAGAAATTGTTAGATTTAGGATTCAACTCTTTCACATCCCCTCTCTTTGGTGGAACCGATGGGTTGGATATTTACGAAAAAGAGCCGTTCAACAATTCAGATGCTCTATCAACCTCGGCAACAGAAGCTAACAGCTATGCTTACTACAGCACTAAGAAGGCTATTGATTCTATTACCGACCCTGAAGTTGTAGAATACAACCTAGCATCGCTTCCGGGCATTACCAATACTAAGTTAACAAATTACTTGGTTGAAACCTGTGAAAGTCGCGGAGACTCTTTAGCGGTCGTAGACTTGCAAGATGTATATGTACCTGCTATCGATTATGGAACAGGCGGCGCACAAAGAGGCAATGTTAACACATGTATCACGACTCTTAAGAATCGACAACTCGACAGCAGCTATGCATGTGCTTATTACCCCTGGGTTCAAATCCAAGATACTATCAATGATTTGACTCTCTGGGCTCCGCCATCGATTGCGGCTCTCGGCACGTTCTCAAGTTCAGAGTCTGACTCTAAGCTTTGGTTTGCCCCCGCCGGCTTTAACCGTGGCGGTCTGACTGAAGGTTCTGCTGGTATCCCGGTTGTTGGAGTAAGAGATAAGCTCACCTCTAAACAGCGCGACCAGCTGTATGAGGTAAACATTAATCCTATTGCGTCTTTCCCGGCTGAAGGTATTGTGATTTTTGGACAAAAAACATTACAAACTATGCCCTCTGCCTTAGATAGAATTAATGTTCGAAGGTTGATGATTTTTGTTAAGAAACAGATTTCTCGCATCGCTAATAACATTTTGTTTGAACAAAATGTTCAAGCAACTTGGGACGGCTTCCTCGCCGCAGTCGATCCTTTCCTCAGTTCTATTCAGTCGGATTTCGGTTTAACTGATTTTAAAGTCGTGCTAGATGAAACTACAACGACACCAGAATTAATTGATCGGAACATCCTATACGCTAAGATTTTCCTCAAGCCTGCTCGTGCGATTGAGTATATTGCAATTGATTTCAATATTACGAACACGGGCGCAGCATTTGAAGATTAAAAACCACTTTCATAACTATTTACATATAAGGAGAAAATAAAAATGGCATTTTGGGGAGCACAAGGAAGCGCAATGGTTGATCCGAAGCGATCATTTAGGTGGCTCGTAACATTCGGAACCAAACACAATAAATTACACGATTGGTATGCTAAATCAGCAAACAAACCAAGCTTTACAGTGGGAGAAACTCCTCATAGGTTTGTTAATCATACTTTTTTCTATCCAGGTCGAGTGGAGTGGCAGACAATTGATATTGTTTTAGTAGACCCTGCGCGTGAGAACGATAGTTCCCTCGCGCTCATGGAGGCTTTACAAGAATCAGGGTATTATAACCCTACTGACCCTCTTTCCGCAACGAGTACCATTACTAAGCGTAACGCTGTAAAAGCTCTTGGTGGGCAAATTTTCCTTAAGCAGTTAGGACAAGATCGCAACGATGTCGTGGAGACTTGGACACTGATTAATCCTTGGATTAAAGATATTAAATTTGGTGATTTAAGTTACGAAAATGAAGATATGGTAGAAATCAACTTAACAATTAGATATGATTTTGCTACACTTACAGCAGGAGTTCCAACTAAAACAGCTTCTACAACAAAGAAATAACAATCACACAATAAGAGGTAATAATGTCTAGAAATAATATGGACCGTCTTGGGGGAGACGAAAACACCCCCGGCGGTGCGGAGGCACCCTTGTCTAATGTCTCAGTGGATAGCTCTTCACAACCTTTAAGCTTTTCAGTCCCCACAGAACATGTTGAGCTACCTTCAGGTGGTAAATACTACCCTGATAACCACCCTCTTCATAACGCGGAAACAATTGAAATTAAATACATGACCGCTAAAGAAGAAGATATTCTCACTTCTCCAAGTCTTTTGAAAAAAGGATTAACAATACAACGATTATTGCGAAGTATTATTTTGGATAAAACGATAGATCCAGACCGACTTCTCAGCGGCGACCGCAACGCTATTTTGGTTGCAGCCCGTATAACAGGTTATGGAGAAGAATATTCAGCTAGACTTACATGTCCTGCCTGTTACACTCCTAACGACTGGAATGTAGATTTAGGTACAGTAATGGACACTCCCAAGCCCGGCTTTGAAGCGTCGATATACGACATTGTAGAACAAGAAGGGGGTATGTTCGATATCTCTCTTCCTAAAACAAACTTAACTGTAACAGTCAAGCTACTGACTGGTCGCGATGAAAAATCGATTTCTTCTGCCATTGAAAAACGAAAAAAACACAAACTAGACGAAAGCCCGCTCACAGAACAACTAAAACAAATGATTGTTGCCGTAAATGGAAGAGAAAATCCTGCCGAAATTGATCAATTTATCAATTTCGTACCAGCTTTTGATTCTAAATATTTAAGAAATGCGTATGCGTCTCTTGTCCCTAACATCAACATGAAACATGAGTTTACTTGTCCATCGTGCGACTATAACGATGAAGTGGAGGTTCCGCTTACTGCGGAGTTTTTTTGGCCTAAGTGAAAAGTATACTGAGATGGTGTACGAGGAGCTTTTTCAGCTAAAACATCATGGCAACTGGAGTTTTATTGAGGCTTACAACTTGCCTTTGATTCTACGGAAGTGGTTTTTAAAGCGCTTGGCAAAACAATTCCAAGATGAAAAGGACCAGATAGAAAAAGCACAACGCAAAAATCGCTAGATGACTGCCTTTGGAGACTAAAGTCTCCAAAGGCATTATTTTATTAAATAACTATTTACCATTAGAGAGGATTGTTTATCATGGAAAACGACGCAGAACTAGTTTCATCAGTTTTAGATTTAGGAGCCCACCGCACTGGAGAGATCACTGAAACCTATCTAGGGGCTATCGGTACAGGTATTAAACAAATGATTGCGTGGACCTTCGGTGAAAACATTTTTTTCCCTTCTAAAGTAAAAGGCACTCGCCGCGAAGTGGATTCATTTATTAACGCCTTGTCAGGCGAACGCCGCTACATGCAGGCTTATAAGCGACACGGATTGAACGACCCTCGGACTTACGATAGCAAATACTTACTCGACGATGCCATAAAAAATTTTGAAAGGACAACAAAATTAAAATGGCCATTTAAATAAAAAGGGGTAGAATTAAATGGCAAATGGCGACGACAATTCCACGATGAGTCAAGAAGAGTTTAATAAGCTTCTAGATGCAAAACTTAGAAGACAAACGAAATCTAACGATCAGATAAGAGAAGAGATCGCTTTGCGTCAAACTTTGCTAGGTATGCTCGATGACGAGCTGGGGCATTTTGACAAACAAGATGCCGCCGATCAGCTAAGAATAAGACAACTTAAACACGAGATCAAAGCTCAAACGGATCAGATGGACAAGCTTCTTGAAAGACTAGCCACTGAGAAAGATCTCACAGATGAACAGCGCCAACGATTGCTCGAACAAGCAGCGGGATATGCCAAAGAAGCTGCCGCCTTGGAAAAGAAAATTGATCTTCTTAATCAAGTTAAAAAAGCCGCTGGAAATGTAGGCGAACAGTTGGATACGTGGCTCGGCAAGCTCCAGCTTAACGACTCTTACTTAAAAACCTTTAGTGGAAGTCTTGTTAATATCATGGGTCAAGCTGGAGGTCTCGGTAGAGCATTTGATAAAATTGGAGAGACCTTGGCAAAGCGCTTATCTCCAAAGCAGATTATTGGGAGCTTTGTAGGTAACATCGAACAACAAACGAGCCAGATGGTGACCAAAGCTTCAAGCGCTTTCGCTGATTTTACGGGTCAAACAATGGAAAGGCAAGAGGACTATAGAGGAAGCATTGTAAAAGTCGCTCGTGACCAAGCCAATCTAGGCGTGGGTATTATGGAATCTACAAAGACGTTCCAAGACTTAAGTCTCTCTCTTGCAGGTTTTAAACGTTTAAGCGATGAAACGCAAGAATCGTTAACAATGACAGCGAATGTGTTTAAAAGATTTGGCGTTGATGTAACGACAACAGGACAAGTCCTAGAATTTGCCCAGTTGGCATTGGGAAAAAATATTACCGAAGCACAGGCGTTTGCTCACGAAGTGGTAGATTTCTCCAAGCAACTTAAAATGACCGCTGGAGACGTGATGAGAAATCTCTCTCGCATGGAAGGGGTTATCGCTGAATTCGGCGCAACCGGTATTGAAGAATTTAAAAAATTAGCAAAAGCCGCTGACGCCGCTGGTGTGGCTATAGAGACTCTGGCGTCTGTGGGCAAAAAGTTTGACTTTTTGGAAGATGCGGTAGGTACAACCGCTCGTATTAACACTTTACTAGGTCGCAACGCATTGGACGTAATGAAAATTATGCGTGCTCCTCTGGTGGAACGCTCGCGCATGATATTGGACACCATTAAAAATACAGTCAATTTAGAATCAGCTGATGCTCGCCATTTGAAAATATTACTTGCTCGCGAATTGGGATTCAAAGGCGTCGGTGAGATGATGCGCGTAATGAACAACGAGACCCAAGAACTAACTGAAAGTCAAAAAAAGCTTAACTCTATGGGGCTCACCCAAGAAAAACTCGCTGAACTTGCAGAAGCAGCCACGCCTCCATTGACGGTTTTATCTGCTGCCATGGAGCAGTTTGTTGTTTTCTTGTTCCCTTTAATTGATATGCTAAGAACGGTGACCACCTATCTTGCCGAGAATGTCTCGCCAGAATTTGTGGAATTCGCCGGGGCTGTGATGCTTATTGGTGTGGGTCTGGCAATAATTAAATTTGCTTTTGGCTGGCTTCTCACAGGTCTCGGCGCGTTATTGAAACTTACCCCCTTGGCAGCGTTTGGTTCTAAGGCAACTGCGGCTGGTATAAAACTGATGGGTATTTCCGCCGCCGAAGCCACTGGTCCCATGGGCGCTCTGACGGCAGCGTCGGCAGGGTTTATTATTCCCTTGGCAATCATCGCGATAGCTGTCGCCGCAGTCGTTATACAATTAATTGATTTTATGAAGGTAGCTATTGAATCTGGAGTTCCTATCTTGGATTTAGCATTTGCTGTAACTTCGCTCGGCGTGGCTTTCGCACTGATAGGAAATGTTGCTTTACCGGCTCTTCTGGGAGCAGGCGCTGTCGCAGTAGGGGTGGGCGCGTTGGCGGTGGCGTTTAATCTTTTCTCTACGGACAATCTTCAAGCCGTCGCGGTCACTTTTAAAAGTATGGCGGCGGTAGTAGCCCAAGCTCAAAATCCATTCCTCTTGTGGTCCTCGGGTATTAAAGACTTTGCAAGCGCCGCATCTGACTCTAAGGAAGACATTGAGAATATTTCTAAATGGATCGCCAATATGAACCAGCTAAATAGAAAAGTTGGCAAAGTGGAAGTCATCGAATCGATGACGAAATTTACCACTACAAGCGTAGAAGGAATAAAAGAAGCCCGAGCTTTGATTCATGAGCTAAGATTCGGCGGTGCAGAAGATACTGCTAAAGCTATAGAAAACATGATAAACGCATTCAACACCAAAACACAAAAAATGTTACTTGCTGCCATGCCTAATAATATCGTCATTAAATTGGATGATTATGAAATGGGTCGATGGGTTAGTCGAAAAAACAAAGCTGAGCTAAGGGGATCTAAATAATGGCTAAAAAAATAAAACCTGACCAGTACGACTACAATGACGTCGTAGGAATCTACAAAAGACGTTTGTATAATAATAACGGATTGCACAAACTAAAGTTCTATGATATTACGAGAGATTTCCCGGTCACTCTCATGGGCGGCGTCGAGGATTTTTCCGATAGCTATAATTCCAATTGGACTGACGATGATGTTTATGGAAAACAAGATCCTATGGCGATTTTTGCCAATACGCGCCGAAACATATCTGTTTCTTGTGTTTTGCCGGCGTATTCTTTCATTGAGGCAGAGCAAATTCTTGAAAAGTGTCAGCGGATAGCAGCAGGTATGTATCCTGATTATACACGCATTAACGGAATTAAACTCTTAAAGACGGCACCCCTTTGGAAGGTAAAGTGGGGAAATTTAATTACGGGAGGTAGACAAAATTTTGGAACTGCGAAGCGTTCGGGTTTAACGTGCAGAATAGATTCATTTGAGTACACTCCAGACTTAGAAGCTAACGTTTCTGTGATCGGCAAGTTAGCTCCTATGGTGACAAGAGTTAGCTTTTCTCTAACTCCATTTCACGATCACACAGTTGGCTCAACTTATAAAAAGAGCCCACAGCACTTCCCTTATAATAGCCACCAAAAATATGGCGCCATATCCAGCGGTGAAATCGATCGATACTTCGGTGACGATAAGCTCTGGTCCAGCACCGCTCGGCTCGCTACGCACGGTCAACCCTTAAGAGTAACTCGAATACAAGAAGGAAAAAACAAAGGGAAATATATGGTATTTACGACCCCAGAAAAAGGCACTACTGCAAAAGCGGAGGGGTACATAATTACCCCGGACCTTGCCGGTCAACTCGCTCGCAGTGGTTATAAGGTGACTGCCTCCGAAGGAGCGCTCGGTTTTGATATTGACCCCACCAAGGATGACTTCAATGTTCCGGCGACTTCACTACAATCCCTGGCTAGCGGAACCGAAGGAAAAGAAGGAAGAAAAGTTCTCCAAGCCCTTAAGGATCAGTTTTTAAAACAAATAAGACGATCTAGCCAAAAATAAGATAATCAGCGACACAAAAGGATTCATTCATATGCGAAGAAACAACTTAAGAAATAAATTTGTTAATGATACTGTAGAATACAGGAATATCTTAAAAAAGAAAAAAAGAGACTTCATTGTGCAGTTTAAAACCCCCATCCTGGAGCATATTGAGCCAGAAGATTATAGTTTATTGGATATTGACGTTTATACCTGGAAGCTCGGTGATAGATTATTCAAGCTAGCTCACCAATACTATAATCGACCCGACGCATGGTGGATTATAGCAATGTTCAATAATCGCCCCACAGACCAACACTATAAACCAGGTGATGAAGTATATATTCCCACTAATTATTTACAAGTCTTGCAACTGATAGATATTACGGATTAAATGAGAAATAATGGCATCCTTTGACCTTAAAAAAACTTCAGCAGTAGAACAATTGATCAGACAGTATATGACTGACCCGGCACAACATTTGTTTTGGAAACCCCCATCTAAAATTCTTGATTGGTCTAACAAGAAATCAGCATCAGAAAAAGAAAAATCTCAACAGATATTTAAAAAAGTTGTTGGTTCATTGTTCTTGGACGACCCCGATCTCAAACTAACCGTGGGCGACCTTCCAGGAGCCCAAGGCACCGCAACCGCCCCGGTTCCCTCTATTCCGGGTTTTGATGCAGGCGATATGAGGAATCTCTATAAGACGGTTTTTGAAGGTGAAGGTCAATCGCACTTTGATTTACACAGATCTATATCGTGGGCTTATTATCTGCTTTGGTATCATCTTGCCGATGACATAGAAAATGGCAATAAAACAGAAATAAAAAGAAAGCTAAGAATACTCTGGGAAACAGACTGGGATCGGACACCGCGTGATGGAATTCAATTAGCAAAAGTATTCGGCGGCGGGATGCAAGAGGGTACAGAGTGGTTACATAGCGTAGCGGACCCTTCGCGCTGGGTAGACAAAAAGACTGGCGAAAAAATCCCCGCAGACAAGCTCATTAAACCTCCCGCTTCTGCGATCGGAGAAATACCGAAAGTAGGCGTGTATTGGCGAGAAAATGGTCTTAGAGGAGCAGAAATCAAATCCGCTCTAGCAACTCAGGAAGATTCACTGGGAGCGAAGGGCTTTAGCGATCTTCTTAAGGACAAAATGTCTTCTGAAGGGAATATTTATCGTTCTTATGGCAGTTTTAGAATTTGTGCTTATTTTGAAAGATGGAAGGAGGCTGACGCCGTTGGCGAAAAAGATTTTTCTGTTGTTGCGCGGGCGCCTAAATGGCTTAATCAGCAGGTAGGGCACTTAACACCAAATGGGTTTTATTGGAACCGAGCTAGTCATTTCCCAGATCGAATCAACGAATTATATAAGGGTGCTGAAGACCGCGCAGATAAGATTGCACAGAGCTTAGGTATAAAATTAGCTGATATGGATTCGGCAAAATCACAATACGGCAGGTCTTATCCTGGATTCCCAGTACAACAGCATGGCTGGCGAGACACTCAGCTTTTTCCCACATTTAATGGGTTGGCTGCGGCTTATGAAGGAACGGATGATAACGGTATTGGACTGATATTTCCACCCGCAAGTCATGAATACCCCGCCCGCAATCAGTGGAAGAAATCCTACTCCGGCACCGATGCTTGGAGGTTCCGCAAGCACGGCTACGGTCACGGTTCTAATAAGAATCCGCACGGTTCATGGAACAGCTCCCGACCTTGGGATGAGCGAATGCCTATGTTCAGCAACATCGTAGCCAACACATATACATCTTTTGAGCACGACAAGAAAAAACATCACCTTGCCCAACGAATTATGTCCCCTTCATTCGACAAAAATATCTTCGCTGGAGAGAAACGACAGGCAGCAGACCGTAGTCGCCAGCAACTTTGGGTCGCATCTTCAATAGACCCAGAGATTGTGCAAACCACCCTACACCCTATAGTTTGGCATACTCTACTACATCCAGGATTTTTTCCAGCACGCCAAGTACAAAGCTACCTTCGCACAAAATGTAAAGAAACTAAGGCTTGGGAAGCCCAAACCTTAGCCGACGATTCTCTTATTTGGTCTCCTCTCCAATACAACGGGGGGCGATTTGGCTATGGAAAGTGGATGAGTAACGACGGAGATAACCAACATGGAGGGAAAATAGCTCAACTTTATTCTTGGGATCAAGACAGTGCCGATGATGTCGGAGACGACAGCCTGGAAGCTTGGAAGAGAGAGGGAGGCGTGACGGTTAGAGGACATAAAGAGCCGAACGCGAAAAAACAATACGGCAGCAGTTGGGGACGGGCTATTGGACCTCATGAGGACTACAATCAGTTTATGTATACAAGTAAAATGTGGTATCACGGAGATACCCATACCAACCGGGAAGAGCTGCGCCTATCCGCACCGCGTTATTTAGCTATGCTAAACGGATTTTATAATTTTGATCCTATTTTCGCTAGGGAAAGATCTCTTGCTTTCAGCCCTAACCTGAGTTTCGATTGGACTAAGTGGGAAAATGTAGACACACTATCTAATGTTGAATATGTATCTTGGCTGGAATGGAATGCAGAACGTGCAGGGGAAGACAGACAAAAAGCGGCGTTCGTTGCCGAGAAAGGACAAAATGCGGGGATGGAGCCACCTCGCGGTCTCAATCAAGGACGTCAATTATTGCCAATTTTTGAAGTGGAATGGAATTACTTTTTTATTCAAACAATGCGTCTCACATCTTATTTCTTATCAATGTTTATGGAAGGTGTTTTTAACTATAGTGATGATAAAGGTAAAAAATGGCTTCCTTTCGAGGACGCCAATATAAACGATCCATTTGTTTCCTTTAAGTGGACCCACAAGGATTATCGTGTTGGCAAGTACGGATACCCTGAGTGCGATGTATCAAATTTTTATAAACTATTGGTTTCGACTATTTATCGAGCTGTCTATACATTCGATGAATTTGAGCGTGAAATCCAAGCGATAAAAGACGCCAACGATGCTTTAGACCCCAAAGACCCTCGCGTCTCTGAGGATCGCGAAAACGTAGTGCTAGACAATATGCAATGTTTTCTCTTGAATACTGCTGATATTTTTGCCAAGATCCATCAAGTAGATAAAACAGCAAACACGTTAAGAAAAGATTACTTATTCACTAATGTAAAAGGTCCAAGTTCTAATTTTGCCAATTTAATTGGCTTTAAACCTGAGAGCACTACGGCGTTTTTAAACTTACGACCTAAAGATCTCGCCCAACTCCAACCAAAAATTAAACTTTTTAAAGAAAGAATTGTTTATGATACAGACGTAGATCAATTTGGAAATGCCGCTTCTGGCGATGCAACAAATAAGATTCTTTATCGCAACACTTATGAAATTCCACTTTTGTTTGATACCGTTTCTCTTTCTTCACACGACATCGCTCAGATTACGGCAGCAGGAGGGAGACATGCCGGCGGTGGTATACAAGAAATACGACTCTCGCAACAAGGAGGGCAAGAAGTCGGGAGTGTAAATGAAATCAGGAGGGTAGAGATTAAATATTTCTTTAATAGTTTGGAGGACATGTTTGTAAATTGGCCACGCTATGAAATTGAAAGAGCCAAGAACGGCAAAGCGAAATCAATCAAAGCAATTTACCCTTTCGGTAAAAATTCATTCGGCGCAAGGACACCTGCGTTCAAAAAAGGACGGCATAAAATTAAAGGAGAGATCCCCTATTCTTCAGCCGCCGAATTGTTTTTCGCTGTTCCTAATCAATTTTTAGGTCAGGTGCCAGCCGGCACTGTAGATCTAAACAATCCTTCCCATGCCATCATATTGGAACTGGGCTGGATGTGGGCAGATATGTTTGGAAAAGACCGCCGCAAAAACAGCGTATTGCGACAACTCAATGAGCAAAAAATCTCACGCGCTTATAAACTTATGCCCATTGATACAGATTTTGAGTTTTTGGAAACAGGTGCAGTTAAAGCCACCGTGAAATATGAGGCTTACTCCAAGCACTTAAATACGTTAGAGGAAAATAAACTTTTCCCCGTGTCTGGCATAATTTCTAAAGAAATTAAAAACAACCCTGATTACCAAAAACATATGAAAACTGTCAATCGCATACAAAAAAAATGGAAAGATAATCCCAATAATTCGCGTACAGCGCAAGATATCGAGCAGTATGAAAAAGCGAAGACAGCGATAAACAGCCTCACCCAAGCAGCGAAAGAAAAACAATCTTCACATTATGTCAATGAGCAGTTACAAAAATTCATGCGTCGGTTGACTGAAGCCGGAATGGTTCATCGCGTGTATATTCCTGCACCATTTCTCGGTCAACGAAGCGACGATAGAATTGTTCGGTGGTATCCTTATCGAAACATGACCTTATTCCGTCGTTTTAAAAAACACCTTGCCGATGAAGGTCGAAGACCAGACTCTAAATTGCGATCACGCCTTAATGCTATCGAAGACGCAATCAAACGCCGCAAAAAGGTTGATCCAAAGAAAAAAACCGGCAATAAATTACCCTGGGATGGACCGGAATGGCCTATTGATTTTGTTTATTTTGGAGATCTAATCCATGTATTAATGGAATACAACTGGGTCAGCTATAGCAGCGGGATTGACGGCGAACCATACATCCGTGACGGACAGACACTTTTCAAACATGTACATTTTATTTTAGGAAGTATCAAAATTCCAGTGCTCAAGGGTAAAGGCTTTATGCCCACATGGATTAGCTTATGTGATCTTCCTATCGTGGTAGATTTCTTGGGAGACTTCATTATCAATAACCTGGTACGTACGGAAAACTACAACATGACGGTTTCGGATTTTATATTACAATTTTTTAAAGATATACTTTATAAGTATTTTGATGAAACTTGCTTTATAACTCAACAAGGATTAGATCGTGCGAAGCCCGAAATTACTTGGTTTGACATGGCAACGCCAATTAAAAAAGATGGAGTCATCGACCGAAACAAGGATTACGGCGGCAAGTTGTCTTCATACACCCCACGTATTGTAAAACCCAAAAACAAGGGTCAGAATTCACTTGATCGAGTGGAGGGCATGGGTCGCTGGATAACCAAAATCACTGCGCGAAACATGTTTATGGACTACGAAGATAGGATAAAGACAGAAAACCCTGCCTCTAAAAAAGGCACCGCAGCAACGCTACAGTTTTGTTTCCTGGGCGCACACGCCGTAGCGGAAGGAACTTATAGTTGGAAAGAAGATAAATATCAAAATATTCATCATTTCTATATAGGTCGAGATCAAGGACCAGTTAAAAAGATTCAATTTAAGTCCGAGGAAATCAAAGGATTTTCTACCGCACTCTTGATGGGAGGAAGTAAACAATTTAAACACGCTGTGGATCAAAGCACCATTGAAGCTAAAATGATTATTCCGCGAGTTTTTAATACGGATGTAACTTTAGTAGGCAATACTCTTTTTGAGACTGGACAAACTTTCTTTGTAGATCCAACTTTAGGTACATCACTGGGAATAACAGGTAAAAAACGAGATAAAGGATTTAATATCATCGAACAAACTGGACTTGGAGGTTATTACTACATTACTAAAATCGACACCATCATCGCTCCCGGAAAATACGAGACCGTCATTGAAGGAAAAACTGATAAATCTGCCTCGCGCAAAACAGTCACTCAAGCCTCTTTCAACCCCGAAGACATGGAAAAGAAAATCCAAGACTCTATTACAAGATCAAAGGAACAATGGTTCGACACACTCAAAACCGCCCAAGATAAAATGAATCCGTTCGAGTGAAAAAAAAATATATTTAACCAGATAGTTAAATAGAGGAACAATACGATGGAAATCGATGAATTTTTAGGCAGTTCTCAGTTGAGCAGTGTATCTAATTGGCAAGAAAGAGCACTGTATAAAGAAGAAGCTTTTGGACAATATGAAAAGCTAAATCTCAGCGATGGTTGGTATGATAGCCCATTTTATGGAAAAGTTGACAGTGACGGCTATTCTATCTTCCCTAGAGAAGAGTTTTTAGTCCAAGCCGATTCTGCTAATCTAACTATGGGATTGGAGTTTGTGGAACATGCTTACACTAATTTCTATCGGACATATCTTCTAGGACTTAGCGCTAAATATGGAATTAAAAATTTTAACTCTAATTTAGTTAACATCGAACCGCAAAAAGGCTTTGAATCAGTTCACGCTTTATATCATAAGCACCAACAAGATCTTTATTCGCTTTTTTTAGCCTATGTGTCCTCTAACTACGAAATAAGCAATAAAATCTGCACTCTTAACGCTTTTTTAAATTATTATTTCATCTTCCTACGAACTCTTATCGCTGACCTACCTATCACAAAGACAGCCTTTATAAAGAGTAATATATGTCCTATCACTATTAGCGGGCTAGCTTTTGATATAAAAAGTGACCTATCACATGACGAGGATCAACCTAAGAGTGCTATGTTCCTACAAGATCCATTGTTTGATGATTATGTGCGACACGCAGTTCAATTTGGGTTCTCCGTGGATAAAAATGCCCCTTGGAGATTGGTTGCTAGACTCTCTTCTCCCCCTATGAAAAAATTTATTTCTCGTTTTACCCTTGAAAATGTCTTCGAGCGTTACTATCATAAATCATATAAAAGTGAGTTTGATAACTTCAAAACAACCGCAGTCCAGTTTTATAATACATTCCAGCAATCGGAACCCTTCTTCACAAAAACGGGCTTTTCAAAAAGCAGCGGAAAAATGTTTGCAAATACGATAGAAAGAAAGTACGCAGATGAAGATACCGCAAGTTCAATCAATGATATGTTTTGGCTTAACCATTATTATACTATTCGAACGCTCGAAGAAGGTTACCACCTCTCTCCTTTACAAGTCAAAAACCATGTGCAACATTTGCTTCGCACTTATAAACGCCGAGGACAGGACGCTGCCATCGAGGGATTAGAAAAAAAATTATCTAAACTGGATAAAATGGCAATTCCTGTAGAAAGAAGAAAGTATTTTAATTATGGACCCTTGAGTGTTCAAGGGGTTATTTATCAAGATAAAAAAAATCAATTTATGCAGCAGCAGGATAAATCGAGCTACTAAGAGGATAAATGCTATTTCAAGTATTAGATGATAAAGAGGAGTGCGTCACCGTATGCCTTGACGGCAAGATTGTTCGCGACCCCTCATTCGAAAACCTTACGAAAACCTGGCGCTGGCTACCTTCTCTTGGCAACGCCGAAGTGGATTGTGCTTTCCTTTACGCCAACGGTAAAGGTCTCAATGACCTCTGTCCAGAGGACTTAAAAGAGGAATGGAACACACTTTTAAAGAAGTTCGCAGCTTTTAACACTGCGTTCAAAGAAGCCAAGATAGAAACACGAGATGTCTGTCGAGACCTTCTTATACCAGAGCGATACTTTAAAGACCTGTGCTTCTTTAAAGATAAAATTTCAGAGCATGTCTTTGAGAACTATGAGAAGCCATCCAACTATGATTTCCTTTATCAACTAACAAAAGTATTAGAAGAAATCAAAACACAGAAGCTTAACATCGTTCCTTACGGACTCGAAGACAGAATGTCTGCTTACAAGACACGAGCATTCGCACGCAAGCTAAAGTTCATTCAGCCTTATATTAACTACGATGTCTTTGGAACGAAGACAGGAAGGCTTACAACCAAGAGAAATAGTTTTCCTATTCTTACTCTTGACAAAGACCATCGACAAGTTATTCACCCCAATAACGATTACTTTATCGAACTAGACTTTAACGCAGCCGAGATAAGGACTTTTTTAGCCCTTGCAGACATCCCACAACCAGAAGAAGACATTCATACCTGGATAAATGAGAACGTCTTTAAGGGGCAAAAGACTAGGGATGAGACGAAAAAGGCTGTTTTTGCTTGGTTGTACAACCCAAAAGCATCCAACAAGAAATTGGAATCTCTCTTTAAAAGAGACGAGATTATAGCCAAACATTACGATGGCACTCATGTAACAACGCCATTCGGTCGAAAGATCGAAGCAGATGCAGACAAAGCATTAAACTATATTATTCAATCTACCTCTTCTGATGTCTTCTTACGTCAGATGATAGCAGTTCACGAGAGGCTTAAAGAAAAAAATACAAATATTGCTTTTTGTATTCACGATTCTCTTGTTTTAGATTATAATAGGCAAGACGGAAAACTCTTAGATGAGTTGATTAACGTATTTGAAGAGACTAGCCTTGGAGACTTTCAGGTAAATGTCGCCACGGGAAAGAGCTTCGGCAAGATGCGTAAGGTTTTATAGGTATAAATGGAAACTATCATTGGATTAGGCAACGCTGGTTGCAACATAACGAAATTTTTCTCTCAATATCCTCAATATGAGTGCTTTTATATTGACTCAGAGGCGAGGGAAGAAGAGAACTCCCTAAAGATACCCAAGAGGACGTCTCACGAGAAGTATGAAAGCTCCTTTCCTGTAAGAAAAGCAGAAGAGTTCTTTAAGAAAGTTAAAAAGCCGTGCCTTTTGGTAGTAGGAGGATCAGGGACCATTTCAGGGTGCTCCTTAAGAATCCTAGAACTACTAAAAAAGAAGAAACCACACGTCCTTTATATTAAGCCAGACCGAGCTGCTTTGTCTGCTGAGAGAAAATTGCAAGACAATGCTGTGTACGGTATCCTACAGGAGTATGCACGCTCGGGTTTAATAGAGCGCATGTTCATTGTAGACAATATCAAACTTGAAGAAGTCCTGGGTGATATTCCTATTATAAATTATTATAATAATCTGAACCGCCTTCTCGTATCTACAATGCATATGACTAACATATATACTAACACCAAAGCCATAGAAAGTAGTTTCTTTGGTCTCCACGAGACCAGCCGAATATCCACTTTTGGTATGATGAAGCTCGACTCGACACAGGAAAATCTTTTCTTTGACTTGGAAAACCCAAGAGACAAGACAATTTTCTATGCGATTAATAAAGAAAGTTTAGAAAACGACGGAAGCCTTTTTCGAAAGATTAAGCAACAAGTAAAACACTTTGCAGATGAAAACCTGAATGTTTCTTATAAGATCTTCTCTACAACCTACGACGACGATTACGTTTACTCTATGAACTATTCTTCTTTCATCCAAAAATAATCCTTTTTTTTGCTTGAATACAGAACAAACATGTTTATAATAATGATGTGTTCATATTACACGACAGAAAATCTTATGAAGATTTCAGAGATTCTATTTTATTTTTAATAAATGTTTTTAAAAAATTTCTAAGGAGAAAAAATAATGACACTTGATATGAAAAAAATGAAAGCAAAGTATACTGCTTTACAACAGCGCGGTCGCGGCGGCGGCAAGGGCATGTGGTTTCGACCGCAGGATGGCGAACAGGTTATTCGTATTGTCCCTACCTCTGACGGTGATCCGTTTAAGGAGTTTTGGCTTCACTATGGCGTCGGAAAGAACCCTGCTTTCCTTAGTCTTAAGCGAAACTTTGGACAGGACGACCCTCTTGATGACTTTGTTCGCGCCCTTTATAAGGAAGGCGATGAAGACAGCATTAAGATGGCAAAGAACCTTTCGGCTAAACAGCGATTCTTTTCGCCTGTTCTTGTCAGAGGTGAAGAAGAAAAAGGTGTCCGCATCTGGGGATACGGGAAGCAAGTTTATGAGCAGCTTCTCAACCTTGTTCTGAATCCTGAGTATGGAGACATTACTGATGTTGAGGCAGGAACAGACCTTACACTTCAGTATGGTAAGCCCGCAGGAGCCCAGTTCCCTCAAACGAACTTGATTCCTCGTCGCAAGTCTTCTACACTAGGAAAGACGTCGGACTCCACGGCTGCGATGTTGGATTCTATTCCAGACATCGAAGGTTCGTTTGACAAAAAATCCTTCGAACAAGTTCAAACCATCTTGGATGAGTTTATGGACTTGGAAGGCGATAATGATTCCGAAGGAACCAATCGTTATGGTTCTAACGCTATCGACAATGCTCTAGCAGACTTGGAAAGCTAGATAATCTGCCCGCAGGGAGGCACGGGGTTACAGGTGTCTCACCTC